ATCTATCGTAGTCAGGGTCGAGGTTTTTGATAGGCGATCCAGCTTCATCCGCATCATGCCCCGCGATATTTGATCGTAAGAGCACTCTCCAGCCACAAGCACAACAGCGTTTTTTTCCTCCATTGCCTTCGAAATCGCGGCATAGTGGGATTGAGAATACTCAACCTTCACCAAAGCATTAGTGGCCAGCTCACGAATTTGAACGTATGGCTGCCCGACCCCCTTCACCCAAGAGTGGATTACACCTTGAACTGAGCCATAGGCCGGAATGGGGTTCTCAACTCTGGCCGTGAGGGTTTGAGCTTTCTGGTAGGTTATCGTGCGCCGTTTAGGCGATCCACCTCTGTGGGGGAAAATTTCAATGCCGATTTCCTCGTCTGGGTCAATGAGGTTGCCGATCTTTGCATACTCCAAAGCGGTACTTTCCTTGACGATCCCATTCAAGCCATCGCGCTCGGAGTCGAAATCGGCCAGAATTTCCATCTTATATTCAAATATTTGGGCGACTCCGGCGTCTACGGCGCCCTGATATACCGCGTCGAACATAACTGAGCCATTGTCAAAATCGGCAGCGAGCCACTCCCCGGGCCTTGCCGCAACCCCGCAATCTACAGAAATAGCACGCAGGAACTTATCGGCTTGCTCGGAAATCCGGCCAAGCTTCCCCAACGGAGCGCCTTGGCGTCCCTTGTTGATCGTAAATCTGATCCTAAGCTTGGCCAAGCGTAGCTCCCGCGCCGGTGGCGCAGATTCTACGCACCGAATGAGTCCCGGTAAAGCATCCTTTTCCCTACCACCCCGTTAAGCGCCAAATTTGCCCGAATTGCGTCATTCGATCCGTTTGCGACACGGTTGCTGTAGCGGAAGGCGAACTCAACGGCATAGCGGTGTAGGTGCTTCTTGCCGCCCAGCCATGGGGCGACGGGTGCTGCCGGTCGTACACGTTCCATTGACCGATTCTCGCCCTTGATGGCTCAGCCCGACAGAGCAGCAGGCGACCATTGATGGATTGTTCGGTACGGCGCAGTCAGCCCGACGCGCCGATATCGTATTCAGCAAGAATCGCACGCAGTTCGTCCGCGCGCTTCGCTGATGCCGGATTGTCGGCCGTCGCCAGCAGACGCTCTTGCAGCGTGTCGACCCAGTCTGTCGGTTCGCCCAGACCCTCGCATGCGCTACAGCCGGAGCAGGTCCACGGCGGACAGCGGGGCGCATCGGGATCGACCTTCTGTGGCGGCGCTGGTGGTGCGGCACGGCAGAGCGGCGGCGCTGGCTATGACGGGGGGAACCGCGGCCAAGGTGGCAGGACTGTCACGGATGCTCTCGCTAGGGGTAATGCTAGGGTTTGATTTATAGGCATGTAAATAATAACAATTAATCAATATGTTATCGGAAAAATAATACGGCCTCTCTGTCCGCCACTTGCCCTCGCGAAAGCGTTCTCCCGATCCGGCTGCGGCCGGATTTTCTCGTTGTTTTCGGGGGTTATGCGGGAGAGGCTGAGCACTGGTCCTTGCGTCACGAGGCCCGGAAGTGTTCTCCAAGAGCCGATATTCTCCAAGGCTGACGACTGCCCTCGTTTCGAGGTTCAGCCATAAGTATATGTTTTAAATAGCGGTTTTCGAAACGAACAGCTTTGCTGTTTCGAGTTTTCAACTGCTTTCCGAACGGAACAGAGACCGAACCATTCGCCGCATGTCGTGAACTCCCGAAGTCTCTGGCGTTGTCTACAGCCGAGATCGTTCGCGAGCCATCCTGAGCCTTCGCGTCGGCAAGAAAAGTTCACTGCGCCGCCGAGACCAGTTGAATCCTCTCGTCCAGTTCGATCACCTTGCCGAACGCACGGTTGATTTCGGTTTGCAACGCGTCGTCCTCAAGGCTGGCCAGATCGTAAATTTCATTACGGACACGGATGTACTTCGTTGCGCGTCGCATCACGTCTTCCATGCGGCCACGACCGATCTGGGCGGCTGTGGAAACCCAAGCCTCCGCAATGCTCCGTGCAAGGCGATGTTCGCCCGAGATCGACGCCCGCTCGAAGATCTGAACCATCGCGTCTTCGCTCAATTCCCGCACCAGGCCCCACCGGTCGGCGTGACCTTCCCCGCGGTCAAGACATGTTCCGCGCACCCAGAGCCGCTGGAATGCGTTCCTGACGCCACCTTCGAAACGATGCGACTGCAGATCTGGAAATCGCCACGCCACTACATGAGGGGTCAGTACAACAGCGAGAAACGCCCACATGTCGTCCCTCAAAGCTTCACCCGAAGCGAGATCGTCGCATGTAGAGAGCGTGATCGCGCAGTCTGTGTCGAAACGGCCCCTCGCAGCGACACTGCCGGGTTCGGGAAAGCCATGTTTTGCAGCCACGTCCTTGATCAACTGGCTTATCCGCCCGGAGGCTTCATAACTGACAGAGCCCCCGCTTGCCGCGAACGAAACGACGGAGGCGTGTTCCTCGATGATCGTGAGTGCACCGGCCGAAGTCGGAGCCTTGTCCTTGGCAATTGACAGGATGCGTGACACCCCGAGCTGGTTCAGTCGCGGCAGCAGGCGGACCCGGTTCATGGTTCCTCTCCAAGTTGTGCCGCCCCCAGCAGCGCCGCCCGGAATCTTCCAGGCGTCGTATCAAGCATTGATCGCACCACTGCGGTCTCCTGCCCTGGAAATGCACGTTCCAGCCAGATGCGCACCTGGGCCCCGACCGTTCCTTCTTCGCAGTGGGCAAGGATCGCATCGCAATCCTGGACCGCTGTAGCAGCTGCCACCATCTGGGACATCACGTCGCCAAGGATTGCCTGGAGGGTGAGCGGATCGCCGTCAACGAACCTGGCCGCCAGTTCTTCGTACTGGGAGTTGACGTAGAAGCGCGGTCGCTGACCTTCGCCCACCGGCGCAAAGTGTTTCTGGTCTCGACGCCCACCATCCGGGGTCTGAGCCGGATTGAGCGTGAATATGAGGCGTCGGACCAGCGCCGCTACTTCGTGCCGTGCCCAAATTGCGGCCATGACCAATGGCTGAAGTTCGACCGGCTGCGCTGGCAGAAGGGCAAGCCGGAAACGGCGGAATATCACTGCGAGGGCTGCGACCAACCCATCGCGGAACACCACAAGACGGTGATGCTGGAGCAGGGCGAGTGGCGGGCAACCGCAGTCGCCACCGATCCGACCACGGTCGGGTATCACCTCTCGGCGCTGTACTCGCCAATCGGCTGGCTGAGTTGGGAGCGGATCGTGCGGTCATGGGAAGCGGCCCAAGGGTCGGACGAGGCGATCAAGGCATTTCGCAACACCATCCTCGGCGAGACTTGGGTCGAAACTGGGGAAGCGCCCGATTGGCAGCGGCTCTACGACCGGCGCGAGCGCTGGAAATCCGGCACGGTGCCTGCGGGCGGGTTGTTCCTTACGGCCGGGGCCGATGTGCAAAAGGATCGGATCGAGGTCGATGTCTGGGCTTGGGGTCACGGCCTCGAAAGCTGGTTGGTCGATCACGTCGTGATCGAGGGCGGGCCCGACCGGCATGATGCATGGTCGGAACTAACCGCGCTGCTGGACCAAAGCTGGCCGCACGAACGCGGGGCGCATCTGCGCATCGCGCGTCTTGCCATCGACACCGGGTATGAGGCCCCGGCAGTTTACTCCTGGTCGCGGGCGCAAGGGTTTGGGCAGGTATCGCCGGTCAAAGGTGTCGAGGGGTTTAACCGTTCGAGCCCGGTCTCGGGGCCGACGTTCGTCGATGCGACCGAGGGCGGCAAACGCCTGCGGCGGGGTGCGCGGCTCTGGACGGTGGCCGTGTCGACCTTCAAGGCCGAGACCTATCGCTTCCTGCGGCTGGCGCGCCCGACCGAGAAGGATATGGCCGAAGGGGCCGCGTTCCCGCCCGGCTCTGTGCATCTGCCGCATTGGGTCGAAAACGAATGGCTGAAGCAGTTCGTGGCCGAGCAACTGGTGACGGTCCGCACCAAGCGCGGCTTTGCCCGGCTGGAATGGCAGAAGCTGCGCGAACGCAACGAGGCGCTGGATTGCCGGGTCTACGCCCGCGCCGCCGCCTGGATCGCGGGCGCGGATCGCTGGACCGACGAGAAATGGCGCGATCTCGAGGATCAACTCGGGGCGGCGCCAACGGAAATAGATAGTGCGGGGCGGGTCAACCGGCCGCAATCCGCACCCCAGGGAAAACGGCAGTCTGATTGGCTTGGCCGACGCGGAGGATGGTTCTGACATGACCGACTGGACGGAAGCCGAACTGGCGGCCCTGCGCCGGGCCTATTCCAGCGGCACGACCCGGGTCAGCTATGATGGCAAATCGGTGGACTATGGTTCGGCCGAGGATCTGCTCGGGCGCATCCGCACCATCGAACGCGCCATCGCAGGAACGACGCGCCCGCTCCCGGTGGCCGGGCTGGCGGGCTTCAGCCGTGGGGATCGCTGATGCCCGCGAACTGGATGGACCATGCCATTGCCTCGGTCGCCCCGCGCATGGCGGCCCGGCGTGTCTTGGCACGTCAAGCCTTCGAGACCCTGGCGCGCGGCTATGATGGCGCGTCCAAGGGACGGCGCACCGACGGCTGGCGCGCGCCGGGTTCCTCGGCTGACACCGAAATCGGCGTGGCCGGGGCGCTGCTGCGCGACCGGATGCGCGATCTCGTCCGCAACAACCCCCATGCCGCCAAGGCCGTGGCGGTGCTAGTGAACAACATAATCGGTTCGGGCATTATGCCCCGTGCTGCCAGTGGCGATGATAAGCTCGACCGCAAGGTCGATGCCCTGTTCGAACGCTGGACGGCGGATTGCGATGCCGATGGCCAGCTGGATTTCTATGGGCTTCAGACGCTGATCTGCCGCGAGATGGTCGAGGCGGGCGAGGTGCTTGTGCGGCGCAGGTTGCGCCGGTCGTCGGACGGCTTGCCGGTGCCGTTGCAATTGCAGGTGCTGGAGGCTGACTTTCTCGACGCCACCAAGTCCAGCATCGTCGGCGCGGGGCGCATCGTGCAAGGCATCGAGTTCGACCCAGTCGGCAAGCGTCGCGCCTATTGGCTGCATCCCGAACACCCCGGCGACGCGCATGGTGCCTTGCGCGGCGGGCTCGACAGCCGCCCGGTTCCCGCGACCGAAATCGCCCATGTCTATGAAAAACAGCGCACGCAGGCGCGTGGCGTTCCCTGGGGCGCGCCAGTGATCCGCAGTTTGCGCGATCTCGACGACTACGAGGTGGCTGAACTGGTCCGCAAGAAGACCGAGGCATGCGTCACCGCCATCGTCTTCGGCGATGATGAATCCCAACAGGGCATTGC